CACAAGGAAGATATTATACAAAAAACAAAAGAGTATAAGAATAATCTTCCACTTGAAAAGAAAAAAGAATACGCAAGACGAGCATATTTGAAAAAAAAAGATAGAATGAATAGTTTGAAGGAAAATAATGAAGAACCTATTTACCTATCTAGCCGAAAACACTTGGACGTGGGCGGGCACGGGCATGGTATTAATTACTCTGTCTGGGCCGACTTTTCGTCAAGCTGTATTTTTGACTGGTGTTGCCGTGGTTCTTCATTCCTTAATAACCCTAAGTCAGAAAGATGAAAAATGAACTCAGCAATTGCAAAAGCCTTAGACCTCGGACAGCGACTTATATCGTTGTTTATTGCCAGCGCATTACCAATTATTACAGGTGGAGCAATCCTCGGTGTAGATGTGGTTAAGTCGGCTGGTGTTGCTGGTCTCACAGCCTTGTTTGGTGTTGTACAGAAACTTGCCGCAGCGTCAGTTGATGGCGAGCTTACATCAGCAGAAATTAGCGCAGCGTTTGGAACTAAGACCAAGAAGAAGTAATGGAATTATCCGACCTTCTCAACGAGAAGGAATGGAGAAAATGTAAAGGTCCTGAGGACGCAACCTTAGAACAACAGGTTGAAGCATTTGAATATTTCTGTTCCAACTATTGGATGATACGCCACCCTGAACGGGGTCGTATTAAGTTTGAGTTGCGTGATGCGCAACGAGAAACAATTGCCACATGGTTATCCACCCGATACTCGATAGTGCTTAAAGCGCGACAGATTGGGTTCTCTACCCTTGCGTCTGCATATTCATTTTGGTTGGCTTTCTTTTGGCCTGACAGATTTATTGTTATGCTTTCGCGCACAGAGCGCGAAGCAGCCAAGTTGTTACAGAAATCAAAGTACGGTTACAAGATGTTGCCGGCATGGATGCGCAAACATGGTCCAGAGTTGCTTTCTGATAATCAACTTAAGATTGTGTTTGCTAACGAGTCTGCGGTTGAGTCGCTGCCGTCAGGCAACGACCCAGCCCGAGGTGAATCCGTATTTTTGGTAATCATTGACGAGATGGCGTTCTTGCCAAACCCAAGCGAAGCTTGGGCGTCTATTGAACCAGTTGCCGACGTTGGTGGTCGCGTTATCTGTTTGTCCACAGCTAACGGTGAGGGCAACATATTCCACGAGTTGTGGGTTGGTTCTCAAACCAACACAAATAGATTTACGGGAATCTTCTTTCCTTGGTCTGCTGGCGACCGTGACGAAGAATGGTACGAAGCCAAGAAGCGTGACTTGCCTGATTGGCAAATGGCACAAGAATATCCATCCGACCCAGACGAAGCCTTTATCCGTTCTGGTCGTCCTGTGTTTGATTTGGAAGCCTTGCGCGCGTATCAACCCGAAGAACCAAGTCGTGGTTACTTACACAAAGGAATGGGCAAGGGTGTTTATGAGTTCAGAGAAGATGGTGGTGAACTTGCTGTGTGGGAGTTCCCTGAGCGTGGTCAGGTTTATGTTATTGGTGCTGACGTTGCCGAGGGTCTTGGTCATGGCGACTTTAGTTCTGCGCATGTAATCAATGTCGAAACAGGTTTGGTTGTGGCACATTGGCATGGTCATGTGGACGCAGACATATTTGGTGAAGAAGTTTTGTTTGCTTTGGGTTGGTGGTACAACCATTGCTTGATTGGTGTT